CAAACTACTTCACCAGTAATCTGTACTTCTCCCTTTAAGAGAATAGTACGAGGAACTAATGTTTCGAGTTTGTCGGTAATCTCTCGGCCAAGATTACCGTCCCCACGAGTCAATCCAAGTGCCAAGTGACCATTTACATATAGTAAAGACACTGCGGCACCGTCTAACTTAGGGCTAACTACATAGTCCGTTAAGTTAGTAGGAGCTTCTGCAAGATTGAAAAACTTTTGTAAAGAGTACATACGATACATATGTGGAACTCCATCAGTTACCTGATAGCCCACTTGATCGTAGTTATACTTTTTTACTAACGCATCAAACTCACTGTCGGAGATTATAGGATACCCCGAGAAGTAAGCAATACTCGCTTTTTCAAGAAATTCACGCATACTATCTCCCAAATTTGAAAAGATATTATACTAAAGTTTTAGGAAATTGTCAAGAACTATTTTAAGTAAAGGTTATCTATCAGGTCCTGGAACTGCTCTTCTATTATCTCTTTGCTCTCAGCTAGAGATAGTATTTCAGTTAGACCAACAAATAGTTCCCTAGAGTTGTTGAAGTCTAGTGGCATAGCTACTCCTTCTGGTGTAGGTTTCCATTCTTCGTTAAAATCTAAATAGTATTTACGAAGATGTAAATATTCTACACCCCTAAAGGCACTTACAGTGAGCCGTACTTGTACTTCTTTGTCTTCATCGTAGTGAATGACTTTTTCATACATTTCTGGAGCTTCATGTAGTAACATAGATACTACCTCTCATTCTGCAAAACGGAAGCAAGAGGTATTACACTAGTAACATTCTCTGGTTTTAGTAGACGATAAGAATCAGTATCCCAGCAAAATAATAGCAAAGTGCTATCAGATTCTTTGGCTCTGTTCTTCTTGTCTTGTATATACGGAGTGGAAAAATCCAGGGTACATACATTATACTTTAACTTATTTGAGTTTTCACTCCGATAAGTAATTATTGCGTCACCGCAATCCTTTACAAGGTCTGCTAGATCTTCTTTTTTCACAAGTACTCCTTAGGTAGCAGGTCAGTAAAATTTTTTACTTTGCCGAACTCTAAGGTTCTTTTTCCAGATAGCAGAAAACCACTCTCCGCTAAGAGAGTGGTTTAAGTAAAAATTAATTAGTTACTGGCTACGTTACCAATAACTCCAGTAAAGTATTGAGCGGCTTTACCAGTTAGTTTTGAAACTACGTCTTCGTCTACTTCTTGTCCAGCGTCTGAGAGTGCAGCAATCAAGGCTTCTTGAGCAGCAGCTTTTGATACTCGACCGCCTCCAGTACCGCCAGCAGCTTTAGTAGCTCCACCGGCTGCAGGGGTTTTCTTAACGTATACGCCAGCTTTGGTAAGAATCATACGAACGCCATTTGGAGATTCTTCTAGGTCTTCTGCGATTGCTTTGACAATCTCCATGCTAGTTTCGGGGGTAGGCTCTTGCTCTTCATACATTGATACTGCCTGAGCCTTCTTGTCGTCATCCCATGCCATTCTTCGTTTCCTCTTTGGTTGTTTTGAACCTGGGCAAGTACCCAAGCGGTTAAGTTGTTGTTGATAAAATCGGTCGCCCATTGGTTCCCTCACTTTTGAAATAATATTATACTTCAATATAAGGAAGTTGTCAAGAAATATTTTTAGATATGTGACTGATATTTTACTATTTTTTTAGCTAAAGTTACTAACTCTTCCATGGGTAGTGATGTTTTAACTTGATTACACATAGAGTGAGTGCACGAACAATTTTCTAGTGTATTTCCGTCTTTAGGATCAATATGATCCATATGCCAAGTATCGTTTATTAAATTTAAGCTATCTCCACAAACGTGACAAATGATATCATGAGTTTCTGGATTATATTTTTGCGAGTCTTGCCAAAATTCTAAAACATCTTTACTTAAAAACGTGCAGGCTTCCTTTAATACTTTATCCACCCCCTTTACTCCTTTCGCATGAAATCTAGTAATTCTTTCATTTACCGTAAAAATTAGTGATTTTTCCACCCCCCTATTTCTAGTTCGGGCATTTTTTACAATAGGTACTTCTATCGTTTTAGGAGCCGTATGCTTTTTAAAAAGCCATAGGCGGTTTCCTACTATAGTATTTATGTTTTCTTTTCTGTACTTTTGTTTTCTTTCCCGCAGCTTTTCTTTCTCATTGGGATTTACCCAATACTGTAAAGTTGCTTTACTAGGGGCTTTCCCCCACTCCTGCTTCAGCATATCTAAAGATAGTTTACCTGTTGGAGGTATACCCGCTTCAACGATATTTTTAAAATACCAAGACTTTTGTTCGTCTGTATATCTATTTCCTGCCATAATTAAATTCGACTAAAGTCAACTCCGTATTTTTCTAAATGCTCTAAGGAACCCAGGTCATACGCTAGAGAACTTGCAAAGAAGCCTCCAGTCTCGATACCACTAATCCAGAACTCTCTGTCAGTGTCGAAAGGCTCTCTTACCCATATTGTATAGCATTTTGCACCATACTTCTTTTCATAGTTTGTATCTTTAAAACCAGCACTTTCTGCCTGATAGTGTACTGAAAGCTCTTGACAAATTTCTGCAGGAGCATGATGCCTAGCAGACCATACAATTTGTCCAACTTTGAAATCTTCTGCTATACACTCTTCAGGTAGGTATCCTACTTCAGTCCGTTCTTCTTTAGATACGCCTCGACTAGGGATACCGACTCTTTCCACAATGGATTTGACAAATCCGGAGGATCTGTATAAAGACTTGGCGATGGCTGCAATTGAATCCCCCGATAAGTAATCTCGAATGACCTCTGCGATTTCCATTTCGCTGGCGCCTTTACCTCTATTTTGAGATTTTCGTAGTTGTACATATGCGGTTCTTTCATCATAGTCCTCTATAATCTTAGAGAGTCTCGCTGTATTGTACGAAATATTCAGGATTCCGCAAGCCTCTTTCTTTGTTATCGCCTTCGATCCGTCCGAAGGGTTTAGAAGGTCTTTCACTTTCTGTACGTTCTCGGGGCTTAGGTTCTCGTAGTCTCTCTTCTTGACCATTCTCAATCCTCTCTATTTCTCTGTTAATATACCACACAGCTTTCTTTAGGTCTTCTACTTCATTCTGTTTAAGTCCTGCTCGCCATATATACTTTGTAGCGTTACCCAGGCAGAAGTTCATGTGCTCTGTAATTTGTATACACTCTACTCCGCTTGGGTGTGCTGTATAATGCGGAGGCTTGTTTACACTATCTGTCATTCTTCTTCCTCTTCAAAATTACAGTACCAAGGCCCACTATCTGGTTCACTATACCACCAATCTTCTTCTAAAGCGTTAGGGCATCGTACAGGATCTCCATTACTATACCCATCTCCTGTTAGAAACTCACCACACTTTGGGCATACATCATCGCTCATTTCGCTGTGATCCTCTGTTCATAGTCAGCAAGAGACTCATCCCACCAACTGGGAGCTGGTCTGTGAGACCAAGCGGCAAAAGTAGCCTTATCGAGATGATAGTAGTCACGATAAGACTGTATAGGGTTGTCATAGTCTTTGAGGATTTCAGGCATCGCAAGTCCGAACGTGGTGAACCCCACTCGTTCAAAATGCTTTGGCTCGGGTAATTCATTGATAACTGTAACTGATTTGTGTTGTTTTCCATATCTATATCTGTATTCTTCTCCAAGTGCGTTTCCATAACAATGAGTCCACTCGAAATTATCGAGTGAGCTTCTCGCCCAAATTGTGCAAGGATGATTGTACATCATCGGCAGGTACGGAGTAACAGTACGCTCTTCAGGTTTAAGAGGCTTCTCTGGAGCTTTGGCTTCATTCAGGATAGCATTCTCTTCTTTGGTAAGAGCGCGAGGAACAAACCCCAGGAGATTGTCTATCCAGATACAAGTACATAGTATCTGTGCAACTTCCAAAGGCATTTTTACAATATGTTTATCGACATGGGCTTCTGCACACTTGTCGAGATTTTCGTCAAGGTAAAATAAATTCATGGTTACTCCGAAAATTTTATATATTATACTAAACTACAAGCTCTTTGTCAAGAGTTATTTTAGCGTCTACACTATGTACAAGTTCATCAGTAGTGTACGTTCGTACCTCTACAGATGAATGATAAACTATTGCCATGTGCTCTGCAAAATTTATTGCGCTATCAAACTCACTGAATCTTGTATATTTTTTATATCCATTTTTTTCGAAAGTAACCATGTAATCTTTCATATTAGTTGCAGACTCCTGCATCATCAGAGGCATCGTATCCTGTGTCCCCACAGCCATAAACGCCGTTATTGTTAGTATCACAGGCTCGTTGCCAAGCGACTTGAGTAAACGTTAGACCCTCTGACCAAGGTACATAGGCTTTACACCATTCGTGAGAACCAACGGTCATGTCGTCATCTGTACCGTTATCAATTTCTACATAATCCCGTCGAGTAGTTTCAGGGAATACTTTGAATTGAATAGTCCTTCCGTTGTTATAGTTCTGTTGACGGTATAGCGTATCTTTTGTTACATGAATCTTTTCGCTATCTTCAAGTGTTAAAGTAGAGCCGTCATCATAATTAATTACAGTTCCTGCAGCTACACAAATAGGTAGAATAGCCAACAGACCTAGTAAATACTTCATTCTCTCTCCTAAGGAGACTAAACTTCTTCTAATCTCCGCATGAGCCGCTCGGCTCGGTTTGTAACTTGTCGATACCATAAAGAGTCTCGACCTTCTACTGCTGCCTCTTTCCACTTTCCTTGAGACAGCATATTTTTAAAATTCACAAATTTTGCAAGACGCGTAGCGCCCAGATTAAATGCCATATTTACTACTACTAATTGCACCTCTTCCGGCCAATTGTGCCATTGTCCGTATAATCGTTCGCAGTCCTTAATGGCAGTGACAACATCGTTATCGAAGCACTCCCTGGATCGTTGTGCCGTAATGGGAGTGCCGGTAGGCTTTCCATGCTCTTCATCTTCTGTCGTGACCAAGTGTCCGACACCGAAAGTAGGGTAGCCCAAGTGGTCGTTATAAATTTCAAGAACTTCTCCTTCATCTGCTTTAATTTCTTCATACAATCTTTCACGATTCATTCTATCTTCCTAGCCTTATATATTAAAGCTCTCACCGCACACCTTAGAGTGCGATATCAACAGCGTATGAGACGACAAATTTGATCTGATCGTTATCGTAACCACCCTCTGCAGCTCCACCTTTTACATCAGTATCCGAAATCATAAAAGTAAAGCCGCCCTTTGAGACCGTTACGTTATAATCGTAATAACCTTCAGCATTGCCGTTAAAAGCTTCAGCAAAATCGCCATCGTGATGTCCTACGTGCAGGCCAATACCCACACCGTCGCCGACTTCAAAACCATAGTCTAATGAGAGGTAATACGCCTCGCCAAACCCAAAATCCTGCCCCTCAGCCTCGTCTGCTTCGGTATTGGCCAGCATGTTAAGCTTTGCACTGAAATCACCAATACCCGCGCCCACATAAACCTCGCCAAAGTCGAAGTTAGCTTCTTTGTCGTAGTTGTAATAGAGGTAACCAACGTCCCAGTTAACCGCGCCGGTATCAAACGCAAACCCTGCGTATACGTCGTGCTCGTAAGAGTAAACATCGGATGGGCCATAGTTCACATTGGAAGCCCAGGTGCCAATGTAAAAGCCGCTGTCCGAGGCGTAATCAATTCCGCCCTGCACAGCTGCTTCATTCTCTGTCTGGGTAAGCCCTCGCCAGATGTAATTACTGGTCATCGAAGCATTTGCGGACCATTCCCCTGCATGAGCGGTCGGTACGAACGCACAGGCGAGAGCGGTGGACAGCGCAAGAGCGCCGAGTTTAGTTCTGTTTTTCATAGTAGTTCCTTTCATGTTTACTCCTATAGTCCGCAATTGCGGCTTTAATCGCGTCTTCGGCCAGCACGCTACAATGTATCTTTACAGGCGGGAGTGATAGTTCTTGAGCAATTTGGACATTGCTGATTTCTCCTGCCTCGTCAAGGGACTTTCCTCGAACCCATTCAGTGAGTAGTGATGAAGAAGCAATAGCACTGCCGCATCCGTAAGTCTTGAATTTAGCATCTTCAATAACTCCGTCGGGCGATACTCTGATTTGAAGTTGCATGACATCTCCACATGCTGGAGCACCTGTGAGGCCCGTTCCGACATCTTCATCATTTTTGTCAAGTTTTCCGACATTCCTGGGATTTTCATAATGATCTAGTACCTTATCTGAGTACATTGGCATACTCCAAATTTACTTTGCTGTGATGTGCTTCATCAGCGCGAATACGTTCTATCATAGTAGATAGGTTTGCATCTGCATCTAGTCCGTAGTATTCTATGGCTAGAGTTGGTGCAGGGACATTTTCAATTTGCCCACTTTCTATTAAACTTAAATACTCTGTGTAACTTTTTACTGCTTCCTCCTCAAAATAATGTGTCATCATATGAGCTGTGCGAGGAGAGATTAGATACATTACTAAGTAAAAGTGCCAGAATAAAAATTGTGCCAGTATGATGAGACCCCGCTCCAGCTTGCTGGGTTCTACGATCTCGATAAAAAACATAAGGTGCATACGCTCATTTTCTGCTTCTGCAAGTAGTCTTCGTATGATAGGCCCATAGCCTCTCTTATGTGTTCTTAAACTTTTTA